TCATGGAAGCGGATCAATCAATCGGTAGCGGCGCATCCGTTTCGATCGACAACATCGATGAAGATTCTTGGCAATCAATGCTTGATGATTACTTGTCAGATCCGACCATGCAGTATCGTCAGCCCGAGTATGTAGTGAATCTCGACATTACTGATCCGACCGTTCAAAAGGATGGCGAACAAGTTTGGTATGCATGGGAATTCGAACAAGACATGATGAACGAGTTTGTTCAATCGGTTAGGGACGGCGAGATTGATGCGGCTAACGATAACGGCATTACGGACTTTGTCGTAATCGCGATTATTGACGACAACACATGCGAAGGATGTTGTGGCGAATACGGATGCGTAGATTTTGACGGTTTGCTTGTAAGTGAAGTCGAAAGCATGACCGACGGACAATACTCTAGCGCTCCGTATCATTTCCGTTGCAGGTGCACTTGCGCTCCCGCAACATCAGAAATTCCAGAAAAGCCGGACGATGGTGGCATCGAGTTTGATGATTGGTTAATGAGCAGCTAGTATCTCAAGTGTTTGGGTGGGGGATTAATGATCAACGGGGATAAGTTTCTTAACGACAATGACGACGTCAGTGCGTCTAAAAGCAAGAATGCTCGCATTAGTGTTTTAAAAAATGGCCTTGTCTTTGATGAAAAGAAATACGAGTACAAAGAAGATTTCGTTCCAGCTAACACTTCAAACCCGCTTGAGATTCACACCACCACAGAGCTCGTTGAGCATTTAAAAAAGAACCCAGCCACCCAATTAGAAGCAAGAATCTTAGGTCACGGTCCTCAAGGTAAAGCGCTCCTTAAAATGGATCGCAAAACGTTTTTAGAATCTACAGGGGCCAAATACACAAAAAAGCTTCGCGAAGCCGCAAATAAGTTTGTCGAGTGAGATAGCTTCGATAACACTTCAGATGATTGGTATGACGGCGGTCGCATCGGGAAAGACTTTACGCCAATCATTGGCGGCCCATTTGATAAGCAGCTTTATTATCGCGACTACCTAAGGATGATCGCAACGAGCTTTTATGCTTACCACCACGATCCAGTCGCAAGATCTCTTGTTGGCATCATGACCGATTTTACGATCGGTCGCGGTTTTACGCTTCACACGGATAATCCAAAGGCTCAATTGCTTTGGAACGCCTTTTCGGCCGCGAACGATCTTCACACGCAAGTGGAGCACGCAAGTCAGGAAATATCGGCTTACGGCGAGATCATGTGGTGGTGGCTTCCACAAAACAACGCAAGGATTTCATTTAACCCGGTTGCAGGCGAAAAGATTCCAAAGGCCATCCTTCCTCGCATCCGCCTCATTGATCCATCAAACATCGCTGAGATCATTACTGTTCCAGAAGATCCAATCAAAGGCGTGATCGCCTATGTTTGGCTTGCGCCGACGCAATACCAAATGTGGACGAAAGATAATCAGCCGTCGACCAAGTTCATTTACACACAAATCCCTGCCGAACAGATTATGCATTACCGCGTTAACGCTATGTCGAACGAAAAGCGTGGTCGGTCTGATTACTTTCCGGCACTAGGCTATATGAAACGTCTTCGCGATTCGGTTAACTATTCCGTGATCGCACAACAAAAAGCGGCCGCATGGTGCATCGATACGACCGTTCGAGGTAACGATGCATACATTCAACCCTATATCGACGAGCAAAGAGCTCTGGGCCCAATTCCACCGGCAGGATCGGAATTCGTTCACACAGAGGCGAGTAAGCGCGAGTATTTATCAAACCAAGCCGGTCGAACAGGTGAAAGCCCGACGTTTGACTGGTGTTTGAACATGGCGTGCATGGCTGCCGGAGTTCCGGTTTCATATCTTGGAACTCATTTATCGGGTGGTTCGACAAGAGCGTCGGCACTTGTATCGACTGAGCCTGTGGCTAAAAAGTTTGAACGTCGTCGTCTTGTTTACGATCGAATGCTAAGAGGGATGTTTGATCGTTTAATGCGCATGTTTGGCATCGATGCTGAATGCGAGATCATTTTCCCAGAGCTTATTACGCAAGATAGGTCAGCGAAACTAAAAGACCTTTCTATGGCTCAAAGGAACGGGTGGATCTCACCATCTCGCGCCGCAGAGATCGCAGCAAAAGAGTTTGATATCAAAGACTTTGATTACGACCAAGAGATTGTGAAAATCAAAAGCGAAGATGATGAGTTAGGAATTAGCCTAACCCCTGGACAAACGAACCCATTGACGACGCCTGCAAAAACTGGACAAACTAGTGATGTTAAGGCTTCGGGGCTTCCGTCTGACGAAAAGAAAAACATCAAGAATAATTTGAGGCAGCTTTGATCAAACGTATCAACATGAACACGACGATTGAGGATCTGCAGGCAAATCCTAATGCTTACGGTGTTCCGACATTTGAACAGTTTTGTCGCGAGCGCGAAAAGTGGATGGGCCGCTATGATGATTCAATGGCGACATTGTCTCAAGGGCCAACACAGTTCAGAAAAGATCTTCAGAAGATTATTTATCAAATTCACGGCGTTCCGCTAAATAGCGAAGAAGAAGTCGAAAAGGCTTTGGCTGATCATGGCTACACTCTCGCAGACATTGATCTCGAAAAGCGTGATTCGAAATTAAAAAAGACCATCAACATGCATCCAAAAGGCGGGGGCAAGTATGACATTGTTGTCAATTTTCTTCCGTAATCGCTTTAAAGAATCATCTCAACCACCCAAAAATACAGTCGTTAATGATCCAGTCGACGGCGGCTTTAAAACCACATTTTGGTTTTGGGGCGCGGCCGATCGGATTGCGAAAGCGATTGATAAGAAACAACCGTCCTACACGATGGCCGATAAGCTCTTGGGCAAACATTTAAAGGTCAGCAAAAAACAAAAGCAGGCCGATAGCGCCTCAAGCAATCCTACTTTTGCAGTGGCTAAGAAAAAAGAAACGGACATTAAGTTAACTGCCCGAGTGTTTCGCGAAGCCAAAGCTTTGAAGTCAGGCCTCCCCACAGAGTTTGACGTCGTCATTATCGAAGAGGGTTTAGGGAACTTCGGTGACGCGTTTTACTACACAAAAGAGGCGCTTGAATCAGCAGTTAAACTGTTTGAAGGCGAGAAATGCTTTGTTGACCACCCGGCAAGGGACGAAGAAGAAAATCGGCCCGAGCGTTCAACTAGGGACATTATCGGTCATTTCGAAGGCGTAAAGACCGAGATGAATGACGGCGGTTGTACTGTTCTAACATCCACCCTTGACGTGTTGAATGTTCCGAAAACAGAATTACAAAGAGCTCAAATGGCCCGCGCGGTTGAAAATAAACAAAAATTTCCTGAAAAGGAATTTATCGGTTTATCTATCAATGCCGGTGGCGATAGCGAAGAAAAAAGCATCGATGATGTAATGGCGATGGCGCCCGAGGGTGCAAAGCCAAAACTTCAAGAGGCTAAAGAACAAGGTATCGATACTGTTCGGGTGGTAAGTTTAATCACATCAGTTGTGTCGTGTGATTTGGTCACGGCGGCCGGTGCGGGTGGAAAAATTCTAAATATCATCGAGGGAGAAAAAACCGATGGCAAAAAAGAAAGAAAATAAAAAAGAAGAGATGGAAAAAAAAGAGGGCCACAAAGAAGATGAGTGCAAACAATCGCACCATGAGGATGAGTCTGAAAGCCATCATGAGGACGAGTCTGAATCTCATGAGGCGGACGAAGATGCTGATTCATCTGGCGATCACGCCGATGAAGAGCAAGACATTCAATTGATCAAAAAAATGCTCAAAGATTATTTGGGTGACGATCACGAAGGCATGGACGACGAATCTAAAGAGGCCATGCATTCACTCGCTAAAGAAGCGTATGAAGGTCATAAAGAAATGGGCAAATCTAGTGAAGAGGCGTTCAAACACGCTGGCGAAGCTGTAAAGCTTGCGCATCACATGGCTCAAAAACAAAGTAAAACTGAATCTGAAGATCAAGGTGATCCAGAACAGGTTAAAGATAAAGCGGCTCCTAAAAAAGCAGCGAAACCAGATCCAAAAGATGATGATGGTTCGGATGATAAAGCCGAAGGCCATAAAGAATCGAAACGTGAACAGTTATTGGCTAAGAAGTTGTTAGAGGCGGAAGGCCGTCTAGCGGCTTTAGAGAGCAAGGCTAAAAAAGCTGAAGTGACGGAATATGTCGACAAAAAGCTTAAAGAGTCTGGTCAGCCAAATGCGATCACTAAACGATTTCTTGAGGCTGCAGGCGAACTTAAAACCAAAAAGGATTTCGACTCACGTTGGGGTATCTTTTTGGAAGGTGTGAAAAACACTCGCACTGAAATTGATTGGACCGCAATCAGTGAAAAATCATCATTCCAAGAAGACGGTTCTAAAACCCACACTTCAAAACTCGATTTCTCGGGTTGCGTTGAAGAGTAATTCAGTCATTTAGGGGGAAATCAAAATGGCAGGAGTTAATAACGTAAAAAGAAAGGTAGCTACCAACACGGTTGTCGCTGACATCCAAAAGTTGGTTGCTGCTACTACTTCATTTAACCAAGGTGATTTGTTGTTCATGGATACAACAAACCACATCGTTGCACCGCTTGTTGGCGAAACTGACGGCGTGACATTCCTTGGTATCGCGCCCGTTACAATCGTTAACGGTAAGTAT